TAAATCCAAATAATAAGAATAGAACACAATATGGAATAATTGTTCCATATACATATAAAAATAAAATCGTAGGAAACACAACACGATTTATAGATAACAAAATCCCTAAGTTTATCAACGACCAACAATCGGGATATGTATTTAATATTGACAATCAGAACAATGATTGGACAGTGTGTATACTAGTAGAGGGTATATTTGATGCAATATCAATTGATGGTGTTGCAACAATGCATGATGATATCAGCAATGAGCAAGCAAGTGTATTAGCACAGTTAAATAAGAAAATCATTTTTGTACCCGATCAAGATAAGACAGGCTTGAAAGTTACTGATAGAGCATTAGAATTAGGGTATCATGTTAGTTTACCTGAATGGGGGAATGGTGTCAAAGATGTAAATGATGCAGTAGTAAAATATGGTAAGCTATCTACATTGTTAAGTATATTAGAACATGCAACAATGAGTAAAATTAAAATAGAATTAAGGAAGAAACAGATTGCTAAAGGAATATAATGTAGATGTTCAACGGCTCTTTCTGCAAATGATGCTAACAAATGCAGAATTGTATACAAGGGTTATGAACATTATGAATGCAGAAAACTTTGACAAGTCGTTAAGACCTGTCGCTGAGTTCATGGTTGAGTATAGTGAGAAGTATAGTTTGTTGCCTGATAGTACACAAATCAAAGCCACTACAGGACAACAAATTGAATCAATTGAAGATTTTGGTGACAAACACACAGAATGGTTTCTAGCAGAGTTTGAAGCATTTACTAAACGACAAGAATTAGAACGAGCAATTCTTAAGAGTGCTGACTTACTAGACAAGGGTGACTTTGGCCCTGTTGAAAAATTAATCAAAGATGCGGTACAGATTAGTTTACAACGTGATATGGGTACAGATTATTTTGCTGACCCTAAAGCACGTATCAACAAGTACTTTAATGCAGGTGGACAACAAAGTACAGGCTGGCCGCAAATGGATAAACTACTATATGGTGGCTTCAGTCGCGGTGAACTGAATATCTTTGCAGGTGGCTCAGGTTCAGGTAAGAGTTTGGTGATGATGAACATTGCATTGAATTGGTTGAACATGGGATTAAGTGGTGTTTATATTTCATTAGAATTGTCAGAAGAATTGACTTCACTTAGAACTGATGCGATGTTGACTATGATGAGCACCAGAGATATTCGTAAAGATATAGATGGTACTGAACTTAGAGTTAAAATGGCTGCAAAGAAAGCAGGTCAATATCGTGTTAAGGGATTACCCGCACAAAGTAATGTAAATGACATTCGTTCATATTTAAAAGAAGTACAGATTCAAACTGGTATCAAAGTTGACTTTGTAATGATTGACTATCTTGATTTGGTTATGCCAGTAAGTGTTAAAGTCAATCCAAACGACCAGTTTATTAAAGACAAGTATGTCTCGGAAGAATTACGTAACTTAGCAAAAGAGTTAGGTATCTTAATGGTAACTGCAAGTCAATTGAATCGTAGCGCAGTTGAAGAAATTGAGTTTGACCACAGTCACATTGCTGGGGGTATCAGTAAGATTAACACAGCAGATAACGTGTTCGGTATCTTTACAAGCCGTAGTATGCGTGAACGCGGTAAGTATCAAATTCAGTGTATGAAAAGTCGTAGTTCTACAGGGGTAGGACAGAAAATTGACTTGGAATACAATATTGAAACTATGCGTATTACAGACGAGGATCCTGATGGATATGCTGAACAACAAGCAAAATACAAGTCTAGTCCCAGTCCAAACGACATTATGAGCAGATTAAGGACTCAATCTACTGTTACTGCAGGAGGGGAAACAGTAGAAATAGAACCTGTCACAAAAACAGTGGTTGCTGATGTGCAGGGTGCGAAACTCAAGGCCTTGCTGGGTAATCTTAAAAAATGATAAATACAACTAGGATATCTACATCATGCAAAGAAAAACTCGCAGTCTGTTAGAAGAATTGGAAGCAATCGGCCAAAACCGTGATGCCAAACACATTATTGAAGGTAGAGCACATAATATTATTACTAGTGCTATTAATCTGTTGGAAATGATTAACAAACACTATGATGCAGAAAAAGCATTAGTGTTAGAAAAGAAACTTCTAAGTGCAATCAAAGCTAGAGACCAAGGTAGATTTAGTAAAAGTCTAAGGAAAAAAGAAGATGAAACTTAAAGAAGTTATCGTTGAAAATCAAATCAATGAAGTAGGTCCTATGGACAATTTTAGAGCAGGTATTTATAATAACCTAGGTATAGGCGGAGGCGCTGGAAACGCGGCTGCACATAAAAAATATTTCACAGATAACTTCAAAAAGCAACTACAATTAAACACTAGTAAGAATACAAGTAAGCCAGAAGCAGTAGAAAGAATCGCTAATTCTTTTATGAAAAAATACGGTGTCAGTGATTCGGCAGTGCAAAATCCAGAGTTCCAAGAACTAGTTCAAAAAGCTGGTTCAGAAAAAGGATTTTTTTCGCCAGCATTAAATCAATTGATAGATAAAATGTATTTGCTTGCATCAACTACAGTACAACAGGATCAACCTAGACAGGGTTTTAATACTCCAACGCAAGGATCTGCTGGAGGACCACAAGCTCCGCAACAAACCGCGCAACCTGAACAACTTAGTGGAACTACTCAACAAGTAATTCAGTCTATAAGAAAATTGACAGGTAAAGAAAATCTTGATGATTTAGCTAGAGTTGTAAAAACTGCAATGCAAATATTGTATAGACAAAGCCCTGAAAAATATAATCAATTATATAAAGAAGTAGTCACGGGTAAATCTAAAATTAATGCACCTACTACACCTGTAAAAAATAATTCAGGATCTAATGCATTTAGTCAGATGGCAAGTAATCTAACAGCACCCGCTACCACTTCTAATGCTGGAGCTAATGCTTTTGGCAACATGGCAAGTAATCTAACAACACCTCGTACACCTAAACCTACTACTGGTTCGGATGTATTTAATAAAATGGCAAACAACTTATCTTCAAGAACACCGGATAAAGAACCATATAGGCCATTAAGTAGGAGAGAACCTACTATGGAATCTAAAAATACAATAAGAAGAAAAAAATGAATTCCGAATATCTACGTGGACTAGTTAACAAACTGGAAGATATCAACCTTGTAATTAAAGAAGAAATTGAATTAACCAAGGCTCATGTAGAACACCCTGAAGATTTAATATTTCATACAGGTGCCGCTGGAGCACAGCAGGGCTTGCAGGCAATAGTTGATACCGTACAAAATCCTAACGTAGTGACTATCAAATGGGATGGATATCCCGCATTGATTTTTGGCACTGGAATGGACGGAAAGTTTATAATATGCGACAAGCATATGTTTAACAAAAGTGATGGTAGTGGCCATGTCACAAGTCCAAAAGCATTTCAAAAATATGATATGGCTAGGGGTGTAGACCGTAGTCAACTACATCAAACTATAGCAACTATTTGGCCAGGACTAAAGCAATCATATTCTGGAAACGGATTCTATTGGGGCGATTTATTATTCAGTAATCCTCTACAAGAACAAGATGGCTTGTATAAATTTAAAGCAAATCCTAATGGCATAACATATACAGTAGAAGCTCAGGGTAACTGGGTTGGTGAATTAATTAAAGATAAAGTTGCCGGTATCGCTGTTCATCAATATTTGCCACCACAAGCAACAAACGTGCAACAAGCACAACTATTAAACGGTACTATAGGACAATTAAAAAATTCAAGCAATGTTGCTATTCTTCCAGCAAAAATGCCTACAGTTCCTAAGTTAAAAATAAACAAAACTATGATTGCTACAACTCAGCGAGAAATAGATCAAAACAAACAAGCGGCAGATGCGTTTTTATTACAACCACCTGCTGGAGTAAAAAGTGCATTTCCATTAATGTGTACAGTATTTGTTAACAAGAAGATTGTTTCAGGTAATTTAGATAATATGGTTGAAGATTTTATTGATTTTGCTAAAACTAGAAAAATGTCAGAACCTGTATATAAGAAATTATTTGGGTATAATGTTGCAAATCCTGAGTCAGGACAAGAAGAACATGTTCCGGGTCATTTTGACAACAATTATAACGGAATAATTGCTACATTTAAGATTTGGATTGCATTGTATAATCTTAAAATGCAAGTAGTTACTCAATTAGACAAAGCCGCTGAAGCTAGTCCAGTTAAAGGATATTTGGCTGACGGTACACAAACCCAAGAAGGCTTTGTTGCCCACGGGGTTAAATTTGTTAACAGAATGGGCTTTAGTCGTCAAAATTTGGCTGCTAGAGGCTAGCCAAAACCAACATTTTTTTGTTCCAGGCATAAATAAATGTATGAATCTATATGATTCAAAACATTTAAAGGAATAATATCATGGCATTTACAACACGTACTCACGGTGACTTTCAACCAGTAATGAACTATGACGCAGCCGGCTATACAGTTGGCGCAGTTAACGCAGTTACATCAGCAGCTCCAGTTCAACCACAAGGTCCAAAGTTAGACTTCTTCACAATCGCTTTAGCTAACGTAGCTACAAACGGTACAGTATTGTTAAATTGTGTTAACACAATTCAACAATTGGCTACTATTTATATCTATGAAGTAACTGATACATCTACAGACACAATCGCAGTTGCAGTCTACCCAACAGGCGCATGGACAACAGGTACATTAGATACAGCTACTGGCGGTACAACTACAGCTGGCGCAACTTTCACTAGCTAATTCAAACTTAGTTTGATAAAGAGCCCAAGAATTTCTTGGGCTTTTTTACCTCTATAAATACTATATGTCATATAGAATTAGATGTTATACCTTGTTTAATATTAAAAATACCGGAGTGACTGGCCGTAGAATTCCTGATAATTTGTCTGATGATGAAAAATCAAAATACACTAAAGCTAGAAATTGTCAGTTAAATTTTGATACTATTTTACAAGTGATATCAATGAGGGGTCAACCTGAAAATATTTCAGATGTATCTATGGAAACAATTAACTTTACAGAATTTGGAAAGTTTGGATTTTTATATGATACTGACGAAGACCAGCAATGTTATAACTTTGAATTTACAGTACCTTTTGGTAATGTATTCAATGATGGTGTTGATGAGTTAGGGGCATTATTATCTGATTGTGACGGAGTTCCTGTCATAAAGGTAGACGGAGAATATGATAAATTCCCATCATTTTTAGATATCAGTCCCGAACTAAGAAATGTATTTTTTGAGGTAGTCAATGAACGAGAATAAAGTATTTGATATTGTTAAGAAAATATTCAGCAAAAATGAAATAAATCATCTTGCTGAAAGTTTAATTATTGAAAATGATGTAGGTTATGAATTATATAACAAATATCAAATTACCAAAATTGATGAAAAGTTCTGCGTTCAAAAACATAGCAGTCATTTAAACAAAACCTTCTACAGTCTAAGAAATGCGGTTATTTGGACTACTTTTGACAAAAGAAACTATCTCACGGACAGTGACATAGTAGCTAGATTAGACACCCAACTTGAGGGTTTGGATACTAATATTCAAATTTACAAAAATTTATGTGATAAAAGCAAGAACTATGAAGCAAAAATCGTTTATTTTACTAAATTAAGTGAGAATAGGCTTAAAAGAAAATATGTGATGGAAAAGATAGACACTTATAGCCAACAAGTCAAAATTTGGCAAAATAAGATGTTTAATGAAGCCATAAAATAATTTATAAAGTGATAAATATATTATCAGTACTCTAGGAATATACTATGAAACTAACAGAATTTAACTTAAAACCAATTACAGTTGCTAAAAAAGCACTCAAGGAACACTTCAATACTGAATTGAGACTTGACAAATTTAGCCTGTATGAAACAGAACGTATGATGCGTAAGGTCAATGGCCTTATGAATGAAATGCGCCAAAAGAACAGTGCCCAGAGCACTGAAAAGAATCCAGCATACTTAAAACTAGTATTCATGGAACAAGCATTAAATCATCACTATGGTGAACTTAAGGCTCTTCCACTATACAATACACGTATTGTTTTAGAGAACGAAGAAGTTGAAAAGTCACAAGTTATTTTGGCTGCACAAGAAATGGTTGACTCTATTCAGAAAATGGTTGAACAAGTTTCTGACATGTTAGTTAAAGAACTACCAGCAGTTGTTGACGGTGTTAATAGTGAAGTTGGTACAAATGAAGGCCAACAGTTTGAACAACAAACTACAGAAGCATTGACAAGTCTACAAGCCGCATTGACACAAGCTAAAGGTACATTGAACGGCGCTCTAGGATCTATTACAGGTCAAGGTGGTGATATGTCTATGCCAGGTTCTGATATGGGAATGGACATGGGAATGGGTGATGAAGATGGCATGGGTGCAGGCGAAGACATGGCTGACTTGGGCGGTGAA